GGGAATGTTCAGTTAGATAGCTTTACTATCCCATCTTTGACTATTGGACAAATATTAGATAAGCATGGTTTAAAAGAACTTGACTGGTTGCTCGTAGATGTTGAGGGGTTGGATGCAGAGCTTATTTTAGACTTTGATTGGAATTCTTACCGTATTAAACGTGTTGACGTAGAACACTTGCATCTGGGCAATGATTCATGGAAAGTTATGGAACTCTTTGAGTCTTTGGGTTATACTAAAATAGAATCAACTAATACTTTTGACTGGGCTTTTGAACTGCCGGGCAATACCATCAAGACTACGGAAGAAGACGGCCACACAGCACAAAGATAATCCAATGAGGGATGGTGTAATGGCAACACACGGGCCTTTGAAGCCCTTGTTCTAGGTTCGAGTCCTAGTCCCTCAGCCAAAGGACTGTAGCTCAGTGGTAAGAGCAGGGGACTCATAATCCCTCGGTCGTGGGTTCGATCCCCACCGGTCCTACCATTTAAAAGTACCAATAAAACACAATAGGTAGTGTCCAGCGTTCCTAAGGGAACATAACCAAGGAGTAACACGATGACCTCGATGTTCGACTACGATGATTCAATTAACCTAGCATTTGATGCTAAAATTGCCGGTAAGAGCCTCGTTGCTGCTAAGCACGAACTGCTCACCAAAACTGGTGATTTTCTATTCCTCGCTCACTCAGATCGTGAGCTTGCTCAGCGTATGCAAATGATAGAAGAAGACATTGAGAAGGTAGCTTATCGCAAACTATCAAGCATTAGTGATTCCAAGGCCAAACTAGTACGTGCTATTTTTGACGAATGGGAACTTCGTCACGCTAGCTGTGATATGTGCAAAGTTGCACATGAAGAAGATAAATGTGTAGAGTGCAATCGCAAACTAAAAACAGGCACTGCTATCACAGGTGGAGGGCTTAACCACTGTCGTGATTGTTATGTAAAAATGACTGATAATCATGAAATCCCAAAACACTGGGGCCAAATTGAAGCTTCTAAGGGTGACCAAAAGAATTGTGCAGAATGTGGTAAGCCTGCTACCCACAAGGATGTTCGCGGTTATTTGGAACTTTGCGACAATTGCGCTAAGTAATATTAATCTAAATTAGGTTAATATGGCTTACAATTCTAAAAATAGTGATGCTTTTATTATAAAGCTTGCTGAGTCAGAAGAAGTATCCAACCCTGATGTTATCTCGCAAGATGATATTGACACGGTATTCTCTGGCCTTGTAGACACGCCCCTACCCGAATTGCTTAAAGGTTTAATTGAAAAAGGTCATAAATCACCTAATAGTTTTCCCATTAAGATCAAAAAAGAAAAAAACGAGCATCTAGCTAATAAGTTTAATTCTAGTAAGATAGCTAGTGAATCTACTTTTGATGAAGAAGATTGGGAGCAGATGCACCCTGATTGGGCTAACGAGTTTAGTCCAGGTGAAGAGTCAAGCCACGAAATTGTATCATTCGGTGGTGAAGATATTGAAGGTGGACCAAGGGTAGAAACTAGTGGTGCTTCAGAAGAAGACGAAACAGAAGAATACGAAACAAAGAATAGAAACCAGATTGATTGCCCTAATTGTTATGGCGTTTCAAAGCATAACAAAGATAAATTTGCTATTTATACTGAACCACATTGTAAGGGATGCCCAACTAAGAATTGTGGAAGCGATCAAAATAACGTATCACCACACTGTGCTGGTTGTGAACTTCTTAATCATGGTTGTAAGGGTCGTGACAGAGCATATTATGAAGGCGATAAAGACGCTGAATGTCCTGTATGCCACAACGAAGGAACTATTACTAAAAGAGATAAGCACTGCTTAACTTGTGACGATAAGAAATGTAAAGGCCCAGACCCACTGGCAAAAGGACATGGCCATTGCTATGGTTGCAAAGACCAAAAAGCACCAAATGATTATCACTTGCCTGAGGCACCTTATTCAGAAATATTTAACCCAGGTCAACACACAGTTCCTGAAGATGATGAATTTGATGATTTTGAAAGACATGAAGAAGACGAAGACATGTCATCTGGCTTTGGTGGCGAAGGTGCTCCTGTAAGAAAAAGAGACCTAAGTAGTGCTGTTGTAGAAAAACCACGTTATGAGAAGCAAGAAGAATCTAGCCGACTTGATTCACCTGTTTCTTTATCAAAATCAATGAGAATTAATGAAATTGCTCCTAAAGAACAAGATGCTCCTAAAGAAGATAGATACGAAGTAACTGAAAAGAACCAACCAGTACCAGTTCTCAAAGCAGAAAAGCATAATCCATGGTGTAAGTGTGGAGGCTCAGGTATTGTTTCTAACCCGGAAGAAATCGCAAAAATTAACGTTAGCGATGAATTTAAAAATGGTATTGCTAATATTAAGAACACTGCAAAAAACGACGAAGAGGCATCGAACAGGAAACAGCAGTTTATCCTCGATCAATATAAGTGTAAGGAAATGTAATGCCTAGATTTCAACACACATCACGACAAGATCCTAGACAACCGCATGTTGGTATATGCCAAGTTCAACATGATAAAAATAAGTACGATGAAGAAGGTTTTAAAACCATCTACAACAAAACAAAAGAACAAATGGGTAATTGCGATGCACAAGATAGAAATTACCAAGACGATGGTTACGAGAGTGACCCAGAAGAAACATTGCAGGCTAAATTTACTAGAACTAATTTGCCGAATGCTATTACAGTGATTACTGAAGCTGGTGAAAAATACACACCATCTTGTGCCGCGCACGCATCTCATTTTAGAGATACTCAACTAAGAAACATTGCTGATCTTCAAAACATTCGACCAGATCTAAACGAAGGTGAGTCCAATGAAGCACGTTGGCACTTTTCAGAGCGTTCCAAGAAGTTCTTAAGCAGAGCCAACCAGAATTGGAATAGTTTAGTTAAACTAAGAAGAATTAATAACTTTAATAGTGGTACTGAGAACGTTGGGCCTACACCACAGGTTATACAACCTAAAAATACAGAAAAAAGTTCAATTTCTTTACCTGCGAATGAAACTCCAGTAGCTTTACCAGTGGACTTGAAAGGTATGCTTAAATCACCTGACAAGTACAATGGTTGGTTAGACGACATAGAAGACTAGTTATGTTTAATTTTTCTTTCAATAAAAATAAAGTAAAAGTAGCAAAAGACACCAGACAACCAATGGTGTTTAACTTATCACAGCTTCTTGCTCAACAAGAAGAAGCAGACAATAATGAATACGATAAGAAACGTCAAGAAAAGTCTAGGCAAAAGATTGAACATCTTGATGCCCCATATGCTATCTATAGTGGCGACCCAGATTATCACGTAACTAGAAACCCTAATGTAGAGCCAGGTAAGTGGAATTTTGTTCACCACACAGAAATTGGGAACGATAGAACAGGCCGCTCAATTGCAAGAGATCTTAAATCAGAATTAGAAAAGATTGATTCACCATACGAAAAAACTTTTCTATCGCCAGACCAATACGCTCATGATGAAAAGATGACTAAGTTAGCACCTAAAGGTATGCTTGGCTATAGGTTGAAAAAAGAGAATCAACCAATACGTTCTGATAACACGTCTATTAGAGAATTTCATCAAGTACTGAACAATGCAGAAATACGTGGAAAAATGCGCCAGCGGGTAGGTGAATTGCCATCAATAAATGCTCCTGAGTTCGATCCAACTCATCCTCTTAACCTTATTGCTACTCATGGTGGCCAAACTGCAATTAAAAAGATGTTCACTGACCAAGTCCCATACCTTACAGCAAATCCTGGCGAGAACATTTGTGTTTGCGGTAGAGAAGCTAGCAAGCACACTGATGAAGCAACTGCGAGTGAGCATCATGGTAAGATTGGCGAGCATTTAGAAACACACGAATTTACTCCACAATATGTAAACACTGGCGATGGAGAATATTCAAAAGGTTCTGAATCTAGAGCTTCACAATCACCTTTGCGTTTTGCTGCTTTACCATCAACAGATAAAGATGGGAACCGTACTCTAAAGAGTAGAAAAGTTGATGAAGGCATGAATGCTGAATCAATGCCTATGGTTCTTGTTGGCACTTCAGCAGCTAAATTTAATCGTGTTACAACTTCTGAACCACCTGGAACAATTAATAACTTTCAAAAAGCAAATGTTTCAAGAACAAAGTGTTCACATTGCACCAATGGTAGAGTTGACCCTTATAAGAGATCTAATAACGTTCACTGTGAAAATTGTATGCCTGGTAAAATAACCATGAAGACTATAAACGAAAACGGTAAAGAAAAAGGTATACCTTACACTGTAGGAATGGGTGGAGGAAAAGTACGTTATTTAGACCAGAAGGATGCCCCCAATTGTGAAAATTGTAAGGGTAAAGGTTACACACTTAGTAAAGATAAAACAGCAAGTGATTTAGAAATACCATGCAGAGCTTGCAAAAGCACAGGTAAGCAAATTGAAACCGTTGAAGGTTCTGGTACTCAATGCACAAATTGTAATTCACACAATTCATCAATAGATACAACCCCTGGAAACTCATGCAAATATTGTGATGGTAAAGGTTATTCTAAAGAAGAAACAGTAAAGATACCACAGAATATTAAATTGGATGTTAGCAAAACGCCATTCGAAGGCAACCCAATTATCATGCGACCATTCTCAAAAGAATCGAGCGAAGAATCAACGGGAGTTGATGGATACTTGGGTCATGGTAAGAAGTCATGCACTAGATGCCATGGTAATGACGAGTACCAAACAGAAGATGGAAAACCTTGTAATTGTAGAATCGGTAGCTTTTCCAATGAAGACCATATTGTTGCTCCAAAGGGATCACGTTATATTTTCCCAGATCATATTGAGTTGCCTGCAGATCATTTTCTTAAAGCACTAGCGTCTGTTTACCCTGACCACGCTACTAACCCACATAGCATTAAGGATCTTAACAATACATCAGACCCAATAACTGGTACCTCACCAAATAACCCAACTGGTCATCGTTATGAGACTGCTGATGGTAAAAACTACGAAGCACATAAATTTACTCATCTATGGAACCCAGGCGTTAGTGTAACACCAGACATGTTAGCTGAACTTAATAAACAAAGTGCAGTGCACCACAGCAGTAAGAATGCTAAATATACTGCGGCTAGTGCTGATCTAGAGCTTGTTACTAACTTTGTTAGAGATAATTTACAAAGAATGCCAATCAATATTACTGGTAGAAAACAAAGTATCATGAGAAAGACTGAAGCATTACCAGGCGGAAGAACTAATCCTAAGTCATTCCACCCAGCTGTTCAACCAGCTATCTCTAAAGTTGAGAGTGCTATTGATGAACTTGGCGATAGTGATCGTGAAAAGTTTAGTCCACTTCTTGATGATGTTTACCAAAAAGCTTCACATGTTGCACACGATAGAGAAGTAACTGGTAAATTGGATAGCCCACATTACGATGAATATCAGAAGAGTATACAAAAAGTATTGTCTACTGTTAGTAGATTCCACGGTGATGAAAAAGCACAAAAAGTACAAAAAGCTTTTACTAGTTTGCCAAACCAACCTGTACCTCCATTAGAGACTGTCAATGAGGAAAATGTTAATGCTTAGAAAAAAATTTAATGCTAAATATGCTAATGATATGAGCTTCTTGAATGAAATGGGTATGAACATTATTGACCCTGACGCGTTATCAGATATTGAGAGTGGCGATGAGGGAACAGAAGATAGTAGAACAAGGCCAGTTTACGTATATTCAAAAGATCCTAATAGAGTTCAAAGAGAACCCAATGAAGTTATCATGGATCAAAAATCTTCTATACCAAAATTAAAAGAATTAACTAATGCTATCCGTAATCGTAAGTCTCCTAAATTAGATTACTTACATGAACATGCAGAAAATATTTTTAATATTGGTGCACATTATGCATATATGGACATGGTTGCTCGTAATTCAGCATACGCATGTCCAACTTGTGGTGGTAAAAAAAATGGTGGTAGAAAAAAACTACCAGCATCAAGAATTAAAGAACAAGCATCAGATGTTTGCCCAACTTGTAAAAATACTGGTCATACATTAACTAACCCAGAATTAAATATTTTTGATATTAAACAACAAGCTGAGAATTACAACACTGCTCTTAGTTTTCACGATACTTATTGTACAAGTAAGCGTTGCCACAATAGATGCCAATTTAAAGAAGATATTGATAAGCATTGCCGTACCGGTATTCCTCTTCATGAAATTAAGAAAAAGGATACTCACCTACGATCTGGAACAACTAATGAATGGTTGATTAATAACTTAAGGCCAAAAGTTGTACACGATGAATATAAAGGTTTTTCTCCATTTCTTCGTGCAGTCGGTGGCCGTGAAGATGACCCCTTGCAAGAGGGTGACTTTGTACACTTTATTAATCATGATACTATCAACCCTGGGAATACTCTTAAAAAGAAGGATGAAGGTTTCCACAGATTTAAAGAAGAATATGACGAACAAGGCAAACCAACTGGTTCTTGTGCTGTAAAAGATTGTGGTAAAGAAAAATTTAATATCAATCACATTGAAAGACAAAAATTACCAAGCGATGAAAATATTTACGTTAAAGGTGGTCGTGATAAGCAAAGCACCGGTATTATAGCTAATATTAATCCTGATGGTACCGGCGATGTCTTTCAATATTATCGTCCAATTAAATTTGTTCAAGAAGAAGTAAATCAACGAGAGAATGGGCATCCAGAACGTGCTATCAAATTTCACAGCGCATACGATGGTATGAATCTACGTGGTGAAGATGATAAAGAAACAAGAGATCTTCAACATCATCTTAAAAATTCATATAATGAAATCATGCCACTTATTGGTGAACGTTCACCTTTATCATCTACTAACTACGGGAGATGGAGGATTCAGCGTAATGTTCCTCTTTCTAGAGCAGTTAGATTATCTCCAATAACTGCACCTTTAGCTGCTACATCAGGAGTAACTACAGAAGTTGTTCCTAAAAGCAAGATTAAGGGTGTTTATCCTGGTGGATCTTGGCTACCAAAAAGAAAAAAGAATTCCGATGGGGTTACACCCCCAGAGCCTAAAACTAGAGTGGACATCATTCACCGTCAAGCAATGGGATGTAGTACAGACGAATTACGAAATATACCTTTGAAGACTAATGACCCTGATACCATTGAAGAATTTAAAAGATTCTCATCAAGATGGGATCAAAGACTAGGTATAAAGCCAGGGCACCCGCTTAGCATTAGTTCAATAGAACCTGGCACAGCGGTGAGTGAACAACATAGAGCACCTACAAAGAGTATCGAAGAAAATACTGCACCGAAGTCTTTTAATAGCGGATCCTTTAGCCAACTTGAGATACCAACAGTAGAAATACCTGGTGCACTTAAAATGACTCATACTCCAGAACAACAGAATGATATGCTTAACGTAATTGAAGGTCATATAGGTAGAAAACTACAACCTCATGAGCGCAACCAGGCTATTGAGGGTATTAGAAAAGATAATCACATCAATGGTGGGCTTAAAGCAATTGGTCAAAAAGTTGATGAAGACGAAGAGGAATAATTATGGAAAATAAGAGAATAAGCTATGTAGAGCCAATTGATGCACCTGCAGGAAAAGCTTGCCGTGGTTGTGACATGCCAAACACTGTGGACAATCCGGTTGTCCTTCAAGGTCATGCACCTGATGGTAGGCCGCTTTATGGCCACTCAGGATGTTCTTCTTTGATGGGATCAGAAGAAAAGACTACTGCTCTCCCAACCCCCATTGCAGGTAACCTAGGACTTATTCCAGGCTACAAAGAAGAAACCGAAGATATTTGGGCATTTGCTACAAAGTCTGTATTCAAGATAGATCAGACACAGGACGAAATTAGTACACAATTAGAGAAAGATACTAAGGAAGTACCAGCTACAACAGTAGATGCAACACAACCTTACAATTCCAGTGGCGCCCCAGTGATGCCAAAACACTAAAACAATGTAATTTAACAAGATATATACCATAGTGTATGTATCCAAGTACAGGAGAAATCATGGAACCACGTTTTAATATCAGAGTTGCAGACATGGCAAACCCGGACAATAATTTCCAGGACCCAAACCAGCAATGGAACGGTGACTTTATCGACCAAGACAGCAACCACTTCGAAAAGAATATGGATGCTTACATGCAACAGCGTCAAGGATTGGGCGACCAGATCCAACGTTATGTTGACGAATCACACATGCACGCTCAGGACGCTAATCCTGCTCAAGACCGTGCTTTGATGGTTATGGAGCCAGAAGTTGCTGGCACTGGTGACCTTCAGCTTGCTCCAGTTAAGGCTTCTAAGCTTGCTTCACAAGCTAATGGATTCCGTAACGACCAGGCTCGTGTTGACTTCACACTTGGCATTGTTGCTAAGGCAGAAGCAGGAACGCTAGTTAATTCACGAGTTGTTGCTGAAACACCTACTACTAAAATAGCCGGTACGGTTATTGCTGTTGGTGACTCTGAGTTTGCCGTTATCTGGGATGACAAGACTGCTTCAGTAGAACGCAAAGGCGACTACGAACTCGTTTTCTCTAACTAAGGATCCGACTAACTAAAAAATATGTTTAGATCACAGAAAACTAAGATCGTTTCTACTCCAGTAGAAGAGGTCCTTGAGGTTGAAGTACCAGCTACGCTAGTCGAACAAACAGTAGCTAACATAGAATTCTTAGCGATTATCTCACAGAATGATGAAACAGCCGAAGGCCGTTTAACTGATTATGATGGGAATGCCTATGTTTATTCATGGGATTTTAAGTCAAAAAGAATAGTTAGGTTGACTGGGGAAAGAATTGATTTTCTTACCTGGTCGTTATGTGATCAAGTACTACAAAAGTACTACAACAGAACTGAGAAGCCAATTGAAGAACCAATTGGCCCACAGATCGAACAAGCAGTAAATAAGGTATTGGCTCCTCTAACTACTTCTGTAAAGAATGTAGAGGGCAAGATTGAAAAGGCATTGACTGTAAAGGCTCCCCAGCCAGCTCCTGTACAAGCTCAGCCAGCGTCTAGACCACAATCTGTTCAGTCAGCACCTGTTGATGCACCAGCAGTAAATGTCGCTGATGATGATATCAGCGTAAATGCTTTGAGGTATTTGCAAGATTCCAATGTGAATGACCTCGGTATAGATTATATGAGCCTCTAGGAGATATTATGCAGGCAGCAGAAGGCAAAGGACCCAAGCAAATTAAGAAGCCATATGTACTTGGCCAATTTACTACCGTTTATGGCAATGATGGTACCCCAGGTACAGTTAATATAGCAAACCCTCCCTATTCACCTGTTGTAGGTGCAAATAGCACTATCAGTGGTGGATCTAGATGGAATGGTGGAATGGTTGGATCAAACGTACCAGGGCTTAACCTAAACGTTAATGGCAACGGAGCAACCGATGTTGGTTTTGTTTGTTCTCCAGACCCTTCGATTACTCCAACTGACCTTGAAACGCTTTATGCTGGTTTCTGGGCAGAAGCAGGTTTTAGTGGAACTTGTTTCCTACAACTGCAAGGTAGCAACAATAGAAGTTATCAGAATGCTGATTATAACTCACCAGCATGGATTACTATTTTGACTGGTACACTTACTTCTACCAGTGGTAACGTTACATTCACGTTGAACAATACTTCAGCTACACAAGAGACTCCAAAAGTAGCTTATCGTGTCACAGCTAGTGGTGGAACAGGAATTATTGATTGGGCTATCCCAGGTCTATTTACTGACCTTAGTGCTATGTCTATCGGAATTAATGCAGCTGATGCCAATGGAAATATTGGTCAAATGAGCACTCAAGGACCACGTTATCTTGCTATTTCTGGTGGTCAAGTTACTGCAACGGTAAATGGAACACCACCATACACAGCAACTGCTAACAACGCCGACTACATCGCATCATAAAGGACTTGACATGGAACGACAACAGAATGTAAGATTAAGCAACATCCGTAGAGTTGGTGCAAACTTTGATTTCAACGGCAACCCAATCACTCAGAACAAATCAGGCGGTATCGTTCGATTCAGTGGAGATATTGGAATGTATAGTTGTGGGCACCAGTCTATACCTGGTGTTGAAGTCTGTAGCTGCCAAGCTTACTAGAAAGCCTTACTAATGTCGCAAAAAGACTGGAGTGCTTCAGCGGAATTTAACCGTATGAAGTCAGCCGGTATTACACTACCTAAGAACCCTATTGCTGGGCGTGTAGCCGCACGTGACATGTTAAAGCGTGCCGCAACACCTGGATCGATGATGAATGAAGTCGGTCCTATGGCAGCCGCTATGGGTGGCACTACGCAAGGTCGTGATCGACTAAATAAACTTGGTAGCAGTGGTCACATTAATCTAGAAGGTATTGCTAACACTCCCAATCGTAGATTAGCTGCAGCAACTGGATCAGATGCTCAATGGGCATTACCAAAACTGCATGACCCATTTGAATACTGGCGTGAACGCACCTGGTGGTTCAATATGGAGGACCCAGATGAACAAACACGTAAGATCAGAGACTGGGCCAGACTTCTCTACACGACTCATCATTTGGTTCCTGGACTTATTGATATCTATACGAGATTCCCACTCTTAGACATTGAATTAGTTCACCCAGATAAGCGTATTAGCGATTTCTACAACGACCTTTTCTTCGATGGTCTTAATTACAATGAATTTCTTTATGACCTTGGTCGTGAACACTGGACCGTTGGTGAAGTGTTTGCTATGGGTTCTTGGCACGATGGTATCGGTGCTTGGGAAGAAGATGAGATTATCAACCCAAACGATGTTATTGTTGCAAAGAACAGAGCTCTAAGAACTTATCAATACCACGTTAAAGTACCTGAAGAGATTAAGCGTCTTATTGAACGCCGTGATCCCCCTCAGGAGTATGCAATGCTTATGCAACTTTACCCAGATGTTGTTGCGTGGGCTCGCCAAGATAAAGAAATCCCTGTTTCAGATGTAATTATGAAGCAGATCAAATTTAAGACTAACCCTTGGAGCGAGCATGGTACTCCTATTCTTTTACGTGCTTTTCGTATGCTTATGCTGGAAGAGAGCCTCAACGCTGCTCAGGATGCTATTGCTGACAGACTCTATTCTCCTCTTATTCTTGCTACTCTTGGTCTCCCGGACGTAGACCAAGATGGTCCATGGATCCCAGACGCTCAAGAACTTCAATCATTGCGTGATGACTTGTCTATGGCAATCAACTCAGACTTCCGTTTGATGACTTACCACCATGGACTAACGATCCAGAATGCATTTGGTCGTGAGAGCATGCCTCGACTTGACCAAGACTTTCTCCGTGTACAAACTAATGTTATGGGTGTATTCGGAATTGGTAGTGACCTTATCCAAGGTGGTCAAGGTGGAACATATGCATCAGGTGCACTTAACCGAGAGTTAATTACTCAGATGCTCTCTACCTACCAGCACAAGATTGAACAATTTATTCGTAGTCGCATGGAACCAGTAGCAGAAAGACAAGGTCACTATGAAATGCGCAATGTCGGTGGTCAAATGGTTCCTGTTATGGAAACTGTTCTCATGGTTGATGAGGAAACAGGTGCTGAATACGTTGAAGAACGTCCAAAGCTAGCCATTCCAGAAGTTCGTTTCCGTAGTATGAACCTACGTGACGAGACAGTAGAACGTGGATTCCTACAGCAGTTGAGTGCTTCAGGATTCCCAATTTCCCTCAGCACTCTTGCAGTCAATATTCCAATTGACTTTGATGATGAAATTGAATCACGTAAAGAAGAAAAAATTAAGACGGTTGTTGCTGAGCAGCAGTTCAAGAAAGAACTGTTCAATCGTCTATATACGCTACAACTACCTATTCCACCGGAATATGTACAGGAATACCAGGCCTACCTTGCCATGTTGGAAGATCCATCACTAGGAGCACAATTAGCTCCTGGTGCTATGGCTGGTCTTGTTACACCCCCAAGCGCACCTAATATGACTGGCAATACTGCTGGTAATAGCGATGCTGCTGCAGGAGCACAAGTCTACCCAAGTATCAACCAAGAGGCAGCACAAGAACGTCAACGTCCTGAAGAATCATACGAACAAAGAAAGTCTCAACCTAAGCCTTCTAAAAAAGGTCCAAAGAATGGTCCTAAAAAGAAGACAGCGTCAGTCGCTGGTTGGGATGAATATGATGATGATTCATTCGAGACGGTTACTTATGGCGACCGTATGAAATTTGCTGTACCTTTTGAACAAAAAAAGCGCAAGCGTATGAAGCTTGCTAAAGGTATGAGAATTATCGCTGACGGTAGCTACGAAAAGTTTAACGAAGACGAATTTAAGCAACACCTTGCGAATGCATTGAACGATGATGATTCAATGATACAAACACCAAGCAATCCAGCGCATTCAGGAAATCCTATTGCTGATTCAGCTGGTAAGAATTCTGCTGGCGGAGATAGTGGATTTGATGATCCAGCTATCATACAAACTGATCCAACAAAAGAAACAGGATCAGAACAATAAGAAGATTTATAATCATTCTTATAACGCACTAATTAATAGATATCATATTATCTATTTTGGAGAATATATATGAGCACGCTCTTTAATAATGAAACACCACGCATTCTTCCTAAGACAGCTTTTGATAAGAAAAGTTTTCTTGAGATCGTTAGTCCACTAGTAAAGCTAGACATTATTAAAGAAGGCGAAGGCCGTAAGTGCCGCAATGCTCACAAACTTGATCTTACTAATAGTATTTACGAAAAAATTGATGAATAAGTATGTTAGCATCTTCATTCTTCAATTCTTCAAATGTATGGTTTGGCTACATAGCTAATGCTTTCTTTACCGTAGGTGCTCTTGCAGCATTAGCTAAAGTTGTTCAAAAGTATTTTACTCATCACAGTTCTAAAGAGCTAAGCCGTATTGAAGAAGAACTTGCTGTTACTAAAGCAGATATGGACGACAAGCTAGAACAGTTACTTTCTCAGCACCGCAATAATGGTGGATCTAGTTCTAAAGATCAGTGGGACCGTGTAGAGAAAAAGGTTGACGGCATTGGCCGTGATTTGAACCGTCATCTAGGTTACCACGAAGGTTTACTAGATGCGGACGATTAAGAAGGTAAGTCACTGGGACTTCCACCCAGAGGTAAGATCTGGCAACGAAAGAACTTTAGGTGAAAAAGCTGCCGATGTTATGCGTCACGGCATGGGATCATGGCCTTTTGTTTTTTCATTTGTAATTATTATGGCAGCATGGATGTTTTATAACGGTATGTCAAAACATCCTTTTGATGTTTATCCGTTTATTCTTCTCAACCTTATGCTTTCAACATTGGCAGGATTGCAAGGAGCTATCCTTTTAATTGCTGCTAAAAGAGCAGATCGTATTGCTGCAGAATTAGCTGCGTATCATTTAAAGGTAAGTGAAGATCACCAAGATATGCTACAACAATTGACTGAACTATTAAAAAATAAAATTTAACACAACTTTAAACATTACAACGATGTAACGCAACTGTTAGCTTATCAAAGGCTTTGAAGATGATAAAATTTGGTGCACCCACTGTAACCCTAATGGGAAGAGAGACTCTTGCTGGCCATAGCCAGTCTATTGAGCTGCACAACGTTACATTAGATGATTTTGATTTTACACCAGAACCTGGTTATGTTTATGCGGTGTCTAGAGCTATTAGTTCTAGAGTAAATGCTAACTACGACGCTTGGCCTGTAGACCAGATCAAGAAAAGCTACCGCACTTTTGTTGGAAGACCAATCTATGTAGAACACAATAACAGTGATCCAGAGCGTGCTCGAGGAGTTATCCTCGATGCTGTTTATCGTGAATCTAAGCTAGCAAGTGGTATTACTGATGCTAGTGTTTATTGCTTGATGGAAGTTGATGCGCAATCATTTCCTAAATTAGCAAACGCAATTATGGAGGGACAGCTTAATGCAGTAAGCATGGGAGCTGATGTAGAAGGCACACAATGCAGTGCCTGTGGTAAGTACGCTAGCAAGCCTGCTGAGTACTGCACCCACATCCCTCGTTTAAAAGGTCGCAATGTAACTGTTTACAAACAAGGGAAGCGTATTGACAGCCTTGTTTATGAAAGTTGCATTAAGCCAAATTTCTTCGAGCTTAGCTTTGTTTTTGAACCAGCTGATGAGAGTGCTTGGCTACTGCAGAAGAAACGTTATTAACAATGCCAATCCTTAAAGTTTCTGAAACTCTAAGAAAAATGGCATTGGAATTAGTTCGTGTACCTATTTCCATTCTTGGTGACTGCCCGCAGTGCCAAGGAAATGGTTACAGAGATGGTATTTGCCCGGATTGTAATTACATCGATCCTAGGGTTATGGATGCTATCAACGAGTGGCAACAGGCTCAAGGTATTCAACAAAAAGCTGCTTTTAGAAGTTTGTCTTTTGTAGATATGTTACCTGATGTTTCAAAAGCAAAGGTAAAATGCCCAAAATGTGGTGACCTTACATTTAACAATGATTCGCTTAAAAAAGGTGAATTATCAGGATCTTGCGAAAATCCTGGATGTGGTCATGAAATTGCTGGAGCTTTAGGATTTAAAAGACCTAAGTTTCTGGGTATAGATCCTAGGATGATGAAAAAAGTTCAACGTAACTTTTTGAGTCCTGCAGGAATAAAGATCGAAAAAAATAAAAACAAGCTAAAAGAAAGTTCCAAGGATGTTTCTGATCTTGGTGCTTTACAAGATGATTCAATGAACGCTAGCATGGATGCAACGACTCGCATGAAGAATATGCTCCAGCAAAGTGCTCAAATGGATGCACAAAATAAAAACGACGAAAACGCCGAAAGCAAGGAGCTATAATGAGCCGTTTCGATGATGAGCTGATCAAGCAGGCAGACAATGCCTACCAGCAACAGGTAGGAGAGGGTAAGACAACAACTCCTCGCCAAGAACCATACAACCAAGTTGACACTATCAATCTTGACAGTGGCTTTGGTGCTCCTGAAAAGGCACCAGCTCCTGTTGATGAAGTTGCTGACTGGATTGCTAACCAACCAATGATGCGTCAAATAGATGTTCGTGACCTTGACGCTGCCGACCAAGGTGAAATCATTGGTGGGCCTGGTTCAAGTGCTGTTTACGCAGAAGGAGGACCAGTGTATGCTGGAAAGAACCCAATCGATGAAAGTCTTTACAATGTTTACAAGTCTTCACGTGAAATCCGTGATGCAATTGAAGCACAAACTGATTTTGACTTCTCTAACCTAATTACTGCTGCTAATGATGCAGCTACTGTTCTTCGTTTCGCTAGCGCCAACGATGAAGTTAATCAAGTTGTTGGTACTGTTGCTAGTATTGTTCTTGACATTGAGAACGACCTTGCTACTACTGGTGACTACCGCCAAGCTTCATCTGACCTAACTCAGCTTGAGAGCCTTCTAGAAGACATCAACAAGTTTGCTACCGCTGATGGTGATACTGACGACAAGAAGTCTGAAGGCGATGCAGTTGCTGATTCAGACGACAATAAGACTGCTAAGAAGAAGTCTGAAGACGAAGACGAAGACGAAGAAGAAGAATGCAAGAATTGCAAGGGCAAAGGTTGCGACAAGTGCAAGAAGTCAAAGAAGAAAGCTTCTAACGGTAACCAAGAATCACTTCAAGTTGTAGACGTTCGCGATCTAGATGATCAAGCTGGCGTTTGGGACCGTGATGAACTCATGGCTGCTGACCACAAAACTGATGTTCTTGTGCCTGAAGATGTAAACGGTGAAGACGCCGGTTACGTACCATTCTACAATGATGGTGCTGAAACTGGTCGCACACCACAAGAAGACGAAGATCGTACCCCATGGCCTTACGATGGCACTAACCCTGCCCTCGCTCCATACGCCGGTACAGTCGCCGCGGTACAAGCCTCACGTGAGAAGATTTTTGAAAGTCTTCAAATCGTAGAGCGTCTTGAGAAGCTTGGAATGGTCCAACACGATGACCGTGCTAAGCACATCGCAAAGTTTGAGCAAATGTCGGATGCAAAGCTTGCTGGATTCAAAGCTAGCCTCGACATGCTCGAAGAGTCTGGGGCCCGTCAACCCCGGAGCCAGAAAGTGGCAAGTGGAAGTAATCGCTTGCCAGAAATGGGTCGGTTGACAACGGCCTCAACAGTTACTCGTCAGGACATTCAGTCTGACGATTGGCTGATGACACTTTAATCATCCCTAACTAAGGAGAAAGAAAAATGCTGCAACTAAATAGCGTAGCTAACGTTGGGGTTCACCGTACGTGTACTCCATTGTACGAAAAGTACGAGGCTACTCCATACAACACGTTCCTGGACCCATCAGACACAACCAATATCTACTCAGGTATGGTTATGTACCGTACCGGACCTGACACAGTAGCCAATGCTGGTACTGCTGTTACCGTTACTGGTGCAAAGCCTTTCGGTTTGTCTGCCCTTGACCGTAACCCAAACATTGATGACGTAACTCAGGTTGGAATTAACGCATGGGCTGTATGGCTCGGCGGTTCTAACGCCTTCTTTACGCTCACTGCTCCGGCTTTTGACACAACTCAAGCTTACAACGTTCTTACTACTGGTGTGCGTACACTTCTGTACACTAACGCCAATGGTCAGATCACTTCAGCTTCAGGTACTGCAAGTACTCTTGGTGCTGTTCCAGTAGCTGAGTTGATTGATGTAATCAGCCCAACGCAGATCACTGTTCGTCTAATCCCATTCGGCGCTACCGCCTAAGGGTTTTTGAAAGGAAATATAATAATGAGTTCAATTACTCCTAATGGTGCTGTAGCCGATCACTTGGCTCCACGTACTGCTAAGAAGTCTGACGATTATGTTGCAAGCATTGTAGAGGCTCAAGAGCGTCTCGCTTCAGCAACTGGTCGTAAGACAGCTACTCGTGAAGAGAAGCAACGCCGTCTTGCAGGAATCCTTGCAGACAAGGACAACTACATGGTCCGTCTCGGACAGGGTATGATTGGTCCTATCCAGCTTAAGCTTCGTTACCAGGGTATGACCCGTAACGTTCTTCTGGAAGATCCACTAACACCTGGTGTCCCAGTTATGTACGATGTACTTGACGAATACGGTCAGGCTTACATTCTTTCTGGTAATGAAGGTGAAGTTCGCGTCACCCCATTCGAAGGTAAGAAAGTTCCAGTCCGTTTGTTCCGTATTGCTACATTCCCTCAAATTAAGAAGGAAGACCTCTGGTACCTACGTGTTAACATCGTTGAATACGCTCAGGACATGTCAAAGCAAGCTATCATGATGCAGGAAGACGCACGTCTTATCACTGTTCTTGAAGCTGCTATTAACAACTACGCAGTTGACCCTAACCACACTGTTTCACCTAACCACATCGTTAACGAGCTTTCAGGATACATTACTCCTGACTCACTCTACGACCTCGTGGCTTTGATTGAAGTTCACCAGTTGGAGGCTTCACGTCTATTGTTCAACCCAATTGACTACCGTGACCTCTACAAGTGGGACATCAACCAAACAGGTTGGGCATTCAAGGACCGCGTTGTTGCCGGTGAGCGTATCGTTCAATTCGGTGGCTTCCAAGTACAACGTTCAATCGAAGTACCACAGGGTACAGTTTACATGACACCATCACCAGAATTCCTCGGTGTGTTCCCAGTTATGTACTCACTCGATGTTGAAGAGAACCACACACCTGAGAAGTTCCACAAGGGATGGGTAATGGACGAGCTCGTTTCAGAGATCGTACTCAACCCACGTGGTCTTGGTAAGATCGTTAAGGCTTAGTCTTAACACATCTAGGTGGGGTATAGGTTATATAATAGCTTATACCTCACCAGGATGTAAAACTCGCATTAAAGAAATACCCTCGAAGTTGCAATAACTAGGTATCGAAAATCTCTTTACCTACCTAGGGAGAAATCCCCTTGAAGATAGGAGCATTAAAATGGCAAGAACAGTATCACGTAGTGGTGACAATGGCGAATCAACTCCAGTTCCAGTAGTGGACTTGGGTGGATATGTTGAAGATCACCGTCCGGATCCTGCTGATCTAAGCAAGGCTCGTGCAGCTGCACCAGTCGCTTTCACCGGTATGCAAGAAATTAACACTGCAGACTGGATTGAGAACTTGATGGACAGTGGAACGGTGTTTTCTAATCCTAAGGGTAGCTTTAAACTAGCTGGCCTTGGATACCACGGAAGCATCCAACCTATTCCAACTGAGATCCGCCAGGACCCATATGTACTGAGAGCCGTACAACGTGGCCGCATTGCTTTCCTCAGCGAAGAGCAGGCTATGAATAAGATCGCTGATTTGAAGGATGAAAACAGTACTAGTGAAAGTCACATGGATCACCTCCGTGACAGTCTAGCTGCTGGTGCTAGTGACAACAATGGCATGTACAAGATTGACTTGCCAGATGAAGCTGAACCAAAGGGACCAAGCCAGTCTTGGGAACAGGTTTGGGACAATAGCACAAGCACTCCTACTAAGCCTAAGAAGAACGCATAACAACCGGTGGACTGCAAAGCTCCACCCTTATAAGGAGCTTAAATGAGCGACGAAATTAAGAACACAGTTAAGCCTAGTAACGTTGGTGCTGAGCCTGTTGGCGCAGTAATCCCAAGCGGTACAGTGCTCAGCGGTACAACAATCTATAATGAACCATGGTTCAGTGTTTGGTTGCCACAGACATTCCCTGGAACTGTTACTGGTGGTGTAGCACAACCTACCTTGAGCGGTACTGGTTACCAAGGTGCAAACAATGTCGGTCTGGTATTCCAGAACGATCAATACAACACAACCGTGAGAGGATTCTAACATGGCTATTACACCAAACACAGCAATAGAACAGGCTAATAAGCAGGCGCTACGTGGAGTAGCACGCGGTGGTTTTAATTCATACGCACCTTCTGCTATTGACCCTACTGTTTACGTAAATGCTGCTGCTACTACTAGTGGTATTCTTGAACTCGTAGTTCCTGCAACTGGTGCTACTACTTTCACAATCAGTGGCCCTAATGGAACTACTGCT